CAAGAAATCAGTGATTGACAAGTTGTATAAATTACAGTATGATATGAATGTAATTACAACACATTATGGCGAAAGGATTTACAGTTAAAGCAAAGTCACCAGTAAAAAAATCAAAACCCCCTGAGTGGGATTATACACTGGCAAGACAATTAGTAAGAGGAAAGACAATCGTATTTTGTTTACCTGGTCGAGGAGTAAGTTATAATTTTCTAAAGAGTTTTGTATCATTATCATTTGATCTGGTACAGGCAGGAGCAGCGATACAGATTTCTCAGGATTATTCATCAATGGTAAACTTTGCAAGATGCAAATGTTTAGGAGCAAACGTACTAAGGGGACCGAATCAGTTACCTTGGGATGGAAAACTCAATTATGATTATCAGCTCTGGATTGACTCAGATATTGTATTCAACACAGAGAAGTTCTATCAGTTAGTACTGAATGCAATTCCAGCAGATGCAGTTGAGAAGGAAGCAGTTACAGAAGTGATCAAGAATGAGAAAGGAGAAGTTGTCAAGAATGAAGATGGAACAGATGCAACTAAATTTGCAGGTCATCGTTTAAAGATTGATACTACAAAGGAACGTTCAATTGTTGCAGGTTGGTACTGCACCGAAGATGGAAAAACAACGTCAGTCGCTCACTGGTTAGATGAAGATGATTTTCGTACCAATGGTGGTGTGATGAATCATGAAACCATTGAAAGTATCAGTAAGAGAAGAAAACCTTTCACTGTTGACTATACTGGTTTTGGTTGGTTACTCATTAAGAAAGGAGTCTTTGAGAATGAAGGAATGCCTTATCCTTGGTTTGCACCAAAGATGCAGATATTTGAATCAGGAGAAGTACAGGATATGTGCGGTGAGGACGTATCTTTCTGTTTAGATGCAAAAGAGGCAGGATTTGAAATCTGGTGTGATCCTCGCATTCGAGTCGGTCACGAAAAGACACGTATCATTTAATGACAAAGTACAATCTTCTAAGAAATGGTAAGATCATTTTCTGGGATCTCTCAGAGAATGAATTACTGGATCGACTTGAAGACTTCGCAGTGGAACAATATGTCACTGGGGAAAATATAAATGCACAAATTACTTATGAACCTATTAAGGAGGAAAACTAAATGGCAAAGGGAATGTTAAGTGGAGCATCTTACAATCGTGATGCTCGACCAAAAAAATCTCGACAAGGAACTGGAAAACACTCTAAATATTCAGCGACCTCTCGTAACTCGGCTCGCAAGAGATACCGTGGACAAGGAAGATGAGACCTCAAAGAATCACAGAAGGAAAACGTGGAAAGATACCTGTTGATATGTCAGATGACTTCTACCATCACGGAAATGAATATTGTCGATATTTAATTACGGATTATCGTTGTGATCAATTACTTAAAAAATAATGTATTGTCGAATTCGATTAAAGGACACAAACTATCAGGAGTATGAGGAATGTCGTATTCTTGATAGTTCTTATTATAAGGAGTGTCTTGAAATATATCGTAAGTATGTTGAATATAAAGAGTTTGAGGATGTAGTGCCCGTATTCAAAGAGGAGTTTGAAATACCTCATTGTGATGTCTTAGGTTATCATGATAAGGGTAAACTTGTTGCTTTCACTTTGGCTTATCGTTTTGATAGTTTGAATAGTGTATGGGGAGATCAGTTTGCTTGGGATTATGAAAATCCAAAGTTAAGTATGGGGCATGTTGCAAATAAACATGAATTTGCCTATTATAAAAGATTGGGTTATGATTATTATTATCTGGGAGAGTCTGTACCATATATGGAAAAGTATGATGGATATGAAGTCTCTAATTTTTTTAAGGATTGGGAAGGATGGCAAAACTAATTGGTAACTTACCAACCAAGAAAGTATGGGTAAGAAAAGAATACTTAACTGATTTTCAGTCTGGAGAAGGTGAATTTGTAGAGGGTATCTGGGTATGTGCCAAGTCAATACAAGGTCGTGCCTTTTATTTTGAGACATATTTACCAGAATATGGTGCAATGTACGATAAATTGCCGATTTCTGCGTTTACATCATCACCAAAGAAACCAGATCCTGACATGGACTTGGTAAATTTACAGTTTTGGAACTGTATGGACTATGATTTTACGGTGATTGTCAAGCAATTTGTTGCTCCAATGGAGTGGGAGTGTCGTACAAGGCATTTTGGTAATCAAAAAGGGCAGTACATTTGTACTTTAGACAACTATCATGCTGATTTTGACCAGATTGATGCCTCAACAAGTGAAATGCCTGATGAACATAAGTCGTTTAATCTGATTGAACTACGTAATGGACAGTATTGTCTCTACCCAAACAATCGTTGTCGTATCTTTGACACTTCAATGACACCTGATCCAGTGAAAACACCTGACTTTAAGGTATCAACACGTATTTTTGAAGTTGAAAATGATGTAAATTGGGGTCG